TAGCGACTCAGCCTTCTTGCCTTTTCTTACATCTTCTTCTTGTTTGCTCACTTAGACCATTCCTTGTGGGTTGATGGGTTGCATTGGTGCTGGCTGGGCTTGCGCCATCGCCTGTTGTACCAATGCACTTTGTTCTTTTACAACCTCTCGGTTGACATTCTGCTCTGCCACGATCTGGGCAGTGCTGATCTGTGTGTTGTACTTTAACTCAAGTTCGTACTGACGAAGTAGTCTATCTTGGTTCATTTGATCGCGTCTAAAGTCGTCGTCCATCATCATCTTCTGGCGCTGTAACTCAAGATCGGCAGCCTTTTTCTGGATGTCTGCCTTAATAGACTCGGCTTGCACCTGCGCCAAAACCTCTTCTGGGCTTGGCTTTTGTGGTGCTTGCGGTGCTTTCCAACCGTCTGGAATGTCCGCAAAGTAGCTCGATGCGTCCTTGAATCCTGAGAGTTCGACGACCTTCTTCAAGGTTCGCACATACATCTGTGGTGACACCACAGGATTCTCAAGACCGTACTGGTTGATGATGGATTCTTGCTTGGCGAGTATCTGCATCATGGTTGCGATACGCTCATTGGTGTCGCCATTGCCCAGACCGATATTGATGTTGACATCCATCGTGTTGTCCCATCCGCGTGGGTCAATCTGCACCCAACGGTTACGCAAGCGGATCATGCGTGGCTTGTCTTGGTGTGTCGTAACCAAAAACAGGATTGTCTTAAACAACTCCCTCATACCTTCAGCCATCAAACGCGCAGTCAGCTCAATGCGTCCTTGGCTGGCGCTTACTGTGGCAGCTACGGCAGCCTTAGTGCTTGACTGCAACGCATCTGGGTTCAAGCCCATAGATGCCTTGGACATTCCTGTGCGACCTTCCTTAATCTGGTCTAGGTAGTCCAGAACTGGGAAGGCAGCCTGTCCGACAAATGGAGTTACCAACGGCTGCACCATATTCGGAGCACGCGCACGAATGATTGCGCCTGTCTCGTTATTGAGTGCATCGTCAATGTTGACCTGACCCTCAACGATCACGGTGCGGGGATGGATAGACTGCGCCAGCGAATCCAATGTGTTGCGCATGACTTCGGACTTAATCTCTTGTAAGTCGCGTGTAATGTCAAAGATCGACATCGCCTCAAGTGGTGATGTGTGGGGTTCTGGATCGCAAGGGAATTCAATAAACGGGATGTATGACGCTGGGAGGTTACGCACCATCTTGTAGCTAGACCCCATAAAGCACATCTTGCGCAACTCTGGGATGCCGTCGCCATCAAAGTCAACCTTGGCGTAGCCCTCGACATAGAGGACGCGCTGCATCATCGGGTTGGCGCTCTCGCTGAAATACTGGTTATTTGCCAACGGTGCGCGAGCCAAAGCCTCTTCGTTGTCGTTCAAGTCGGACGAGCCAACATAGTCTGTGACCTCATCTTCGTCGTACCCCATAGCAATCAGTTCAGCCACAGTCGCCATCTTGCGGTGACCGATAAAAGGTGAGTCTTTGAACGACATTGCTTGGCGAGACAAGAGCAATTCTTCTGGCGGTAAACACGCAACATGGACGCGCTTGTCAACAATCTTCCTCTTGACCTGCACATCGTGCATCATGGCTGGGGGTAGGGGCATTCCAGTCATCGGATCGATCTGCATTGCACCCTGCATACTCTCGTCTGGGTAACTCGCAACGATCTGCACATCTGCCTCGCCCTCTTGCATGAGAATCTGCAATGTCTGGTCATCTAGACCCGAATATTCCTCAATTCGTACCGACTCCGAGTCCTCGATATAGCATTTGACAATGCCACATTTCCTGACAAGAGCGTCTTTAAATGTGGCGTATGCCACCATAAAACCGTTGTTGTCGTTGTTAAAAACATAGTTGCAGTAGTCGGTAGCTTGCTGTGCGCTGTCTACATCTTCAGGACCACGCGGGACAAATTCGACCGTGTTTTCGCTGCTAAAAAACACCTTCATCAAAGACGGCAGCATGGCAGACACGGTGTCGCGCACCTCCATCGCCACGACTTGCGAGCGTCCTTCTTCCTCGTTGCCGAAGGGATCGCCTCGATAGTATTCAGTACCGCGAGCGCGGATAGGGCTTAGATCGGAGTCGATGTAGCTCACAGCGTCTGTGATCTCTTGACCCATGATCGCTTCTAAGTCGGTGTCTGTCATGGGGGTAAGCGTCGGGTCAACCTGTGACGCGATGTCTGTGCTCAATCCCAGCTCATTGGTAATGTTCATTTTTTGCCTTTAGTCAATACGACAAACATGGAGTCCACAGCTCGCGGAGTCCTCAGTAATTCTTCTTCTGTCAATTTTAGGTCTTGTGCGATGGGATTTAACCTAAATTCCAAGTGCGTCATGTAAAACCGATCTTCCCACCCAAGATACCAATGCCAGTCGGTGTAATAAAGCCACGACTTTTCGTTGAATGCTCTCAGGTGAGTCGGGTCTTGCCACGCGCCATAGCTCAAGTCATAAGGCACATGGATGCGCATCTCGCCACCAGCCTTGAGTAACTTCTTGCAGCTCGTCATTGCACCCACTAGATCAGGCAAATGCTCAAGCACATCATTCGCCAGTATTGCATCAAACATCTCTGGCTGCACATCGAAGTCACCGAGCCTTGTGGAGATCGCGTCGCCCCAAGGCACATTGCAGATGTCTAGTAGCCAGTCGTGCTTGACGCGCAGTTGTATATCTGCGTTGATGCAGTCCTCTCGAAAGTCCTTGCCAGAGCCTAAATTAAGTACCAAAGAATCGTTGTGCATACTGAGGACGGTGCTCCTTGACCCAAGGCACAGACGCTGCAACTAATTGCTTCGAGTCGTCGCCCGTGGTCTGGCTGCCGATGTGATGGACATAGGCGCTAGAGACAAAGTGCTCGTAGCCCTGATTGCTGAGGTCTGCGCAGCTCACATCGTCAGAAAACCAGTTGATAGGGGGAAATCTGCCGTGATGCCATGCGTCTCTACTTATGTACGCAAAGATCGGTGCGATGGCGCTGGCATGGCGAATGAACTGCTCAGACTTGAACCTGCACATCTCTAGGTGATCGCCATCGGGGTTGTAGCGAATGTTTTGAGAAGGTCTTACATAGTCACTTCTTGCGCCTACCCAGCCGACATTGACCTCCAACTCGCGGATCACCTCCACATCTTCCAATAGGCGCTGGTAGGAGTTCGGTGTTAGGACTACATCGTCATTGCAGACGATGCAAGCCTGTGCGTACTTCAAAGCGTCGTCTATCACTTCGTTGTAGTCTTCGCCAAAGTTACGGGGTTCGCCAAACATAAGCCTTGCGTTCTTGTACCCAGAGACGACTCTTTCTGTGCCACGCAAGTAAACAAATGCCTCTGGCGCGTATTGCTTGATTGACTCAAGCAGAACTGGCAAACCTTTGCCGTTGACAGTCGATATGCAGATTGGGATCACTTCTTAGCCTTCGGCTTCTTGGCGGTTTTGGCAGCCTGTTTGAAGTCGGCAGCAGACGGTGCTGCCTTAGAGCCGACCTTGTTCATCTTCTCGCCTGAGCCAGCAGCGATGCGCTTTTGCTTGGCGTGGATGTTTGCGTAGAGTCCCATCTTCATGGCTTAATCCTTTCTAACTTTCTTTGCTCAATTTTCCATCTTTTAGAGCCAACAACTCTTTGACCTTTGTTCCAAGGAATTACTCCTCTGTTGTTGATATTTTCATAAGTAGTTCCTTTATTCCAAGGAGTTCTTCCTTTTAAGGCTTCAGACTGCTTTACGGCAGCAGACAACCTTATTTTCTTTAGTTCATCCTCAGTTTTTTTTATGTACAGCTTTTTTGTACCTTTGTTGTGAGGAGCTTTTCCTTTTCTTTGCTCAGACCAAATTTTTCTTGTCTCTTCGCTTGGCTTCCATCCAGACCTACCTTGACCGCCAGTTGTTAAATTGCAAATTTGAGCGCCAAGTTTCTTCAACTTATCTATGTATTCCTGCTCCGCGAGCAAAGATAAATCTTCGTCAACATCTGACACAACCTCTTCGGCAGTAAAGCCACCAGCGTCTTTAACTATTTCATGCCAACGACTGTTTCTGTTTTGGGTTTTTACTTTCCTATAAGGATTGGATGCCTTACCAACATAGAAAATTTGACCGTTGTCAGCCCTTCTATGTTGATAAATTGAGCAACCTTCAGTCTTCATTCATTTCCTCTGGAGACTCGCCTTCTTTTTCACCTTCACCAGTATTCGGTCCACCAACAATCCATGCTCGACACGAACGATTTGCGGCACATTTAAAATCAAAAATTTCACAGTATCCAAGGTCTGCCAACTTGATAGTTCCCCACGGGTCAGCTTCATTTCCGATGCCGTCAGCGATACATTGCTTGATGTCTTCTGAGACATTGAACGCTGCGCAATTACCGCAACGACTTTTCTTTGCGTCTTCGGTAGACACATCCCACTCATCAGCCATGCGCTTCCAGTAAGCCTCGTTAGGTAAATCTGGGTTCTCAGGACCGTACTTCGCAGCCGTGATCGCCTTGGCGCGGTTCTTCAGATTAAGGGTGATGTCTTGCGTTGGCGCTGGACACTCGCTGGTGTCGCTGTCGGACATCATCTTGTCCATCGCACCTTGCAAGCTCTTGGGGTATGAGGTAGCCATTATTTCATTCCCTTCTTAGGCTTCACGCCAGCAGATGACAGGGCAATAGCCAAGCCTTGAGCCTTGCTCTTGACGACTGGACCGCCCTTGCCTGAGTGCAGCTTACCTGCCTTGAATTCGTTGTAAACCTTAGAGATTTTCTTTTCTGTCTTTGTCTTCTTCATCATGTCAATTACTCCTTGATTGGGACACCCGAATTATGCAACTCTTGACAGGTTTCTTTTCAACGGCTGCGACCACTTCTGACTCGTATTCGCACCAAACATAGAGACGGCAGCGTCGGACGCAAAGGTCAAGACAAAGCTGTCTGCCTTGTCGGGTGACTTCAAGCCACGCTTTCTAATGTCGTCCTTGCCCTCTACCTGCATCTTCCCCGCGCTGCTAAAGAAGTACCTCACAGTCGCCAGTTCAGCCACCAGCTCCTCGTCCGCAGGGATACGGCAGTCACGCGCCTCAAACCATGCCTTTGCCTTGTACCAAAGCTCTGCCCGTAGATTCCTGTAAGTCGTACCCATCGCGGGGGACTCGGAGACATTGATGCCACGAGCTGGAAGACCGAGTTCTCTGAGACGGTCTACTACGCCAGCACCAAGACCAATCGAGTCCACCATGATTTCGTGCGGTCTTTGGCTTGGCGGTAACGCTTCCCACTCTGCGACGACTGCTCCAGTTAACTGCATTAAGTCTAGATTCTTCCAAGTCTTTGTGGGTTCGATCAATGCGTTGCCCTGTCTCTTCGAGAGTGCAGACCTGTCGCCACCAAAGCGTGCGACATCCAAGCCCCAGATCAGTTTGGCGTGTTGGGATGTCTCGACATCTCGGTGCTTTGCCAGCTCCAGCAACTCCATCGGGATGATGGTGTCGTCGTCTGACCTTGGAAACTCGCCCAGTACCCTGATCCTGTAAGCGTTGGACTCTTCCCCGTACCGCGACTTCATCTCTTCGATGTAGGCATCGCTGACCCTTGGCGAGTCCACGCAAGAGACTTTCATCGTCACCCAGTCGTTGGCGAGTCGGTTCTGGGTGTCGTAGAAAAACCCTGAGCTTCTCACGGGGTTGCCCAGCAGAAGGGTGACGGCATTGTGTCCAGACATCGAGCCAGCAGCAGCCTCAAAGACAGCCTCTGGGATGCCAGATGCCTCGTCAGCCACCAGCATCACATTCTCTGAGTGGACACCTTGCAGGGCTTCTGGTTGCTCTGCCCTCGATGTCCTTGCGGACACGAAAGCCTCTGTCGCTGCTTCCTTGACCTCGATCCTGTCCTGCTTGACTTCGAGCATATCCCTCAATGTCTCAGGCAGTTCTTTGACCCAGCGCTTTAGTTCCGCAAAGAGCGCGTCGTATAGCTGGCTGGATGTGGGGGCTGTTACCACCACCTTGACGGGATACCGCAAGAGTAGATACCAGATGATCGCCCAGCTCGCTGCTGTGGACTTGCCTACGCCATGTCCAGACCTTACCGATATTCTGCGGTTGCCCTTTGCGATGTGCATTAGGAATGTCTCTTGCCAAGTGTCGGGGTTGGCTTTTAAGACTTCCTTGACGAAGAGGACGGGGTTGTTCTTGTAGCGTATGGTGAACGCAACAAAGGGATTCTTGGAGAGTTCGTCTTGTTTCTTGTCTTGGATGCGGTCTATCTTTGCCACCACATCGGGGTGTAGTTTCTTTTTTTCTGGTGCAGTTGATTCTGTCGTCATGTCAGGATTGTGCCTTGATTTTTTTTATTTTTTTGTGGGTGAGTGGTGCTGTGGGGAGGGGTAGTGGGGGGGGGGTGTTAGGTCGATAACTGTCGGGGTGCAGTTTCAGCGCCACCCGTCGCGCAGATCGAAGGGGGGGTAAACCCGAATCAGTCAGGAAGAATCGGTTAGTGAGTGACCACTCTCCTAGCAGAGCGCATGAAACCTACACATTTGCATATCGTCGTATTTTCCTGCTTTACACTATGTTCATTATGTAAAGTTATTTTGCTGTTATCCACAGGTTTGTAAGCGTTTTTGTGCATAACTTCGCCAGTTTTCACGCAACTGTGGACAACTAGGACAACTTCGCGCTGTTTTCTGTGGATATGTCCTCGACCACCTCAATGCGTCGCAATGCGTCCAGTCGCATCCCAGACAGGTTCACTTGCACGCTAGGCATCTTGTTTTGAGCGTATGAGGCAGGATTCCAGCGCTCTGCCACCCA